TGGGACTTCATCATTGATCAGAACCTGGACTTCCTTTGTGGCAATGTGGTTAAGTACATCTGCCGTGCTGGGTATAAGGATTATGAGTCCGAACTGGATGATCTCCTGAAGGCCAAGGCTTACATTGAGAAGAAGATTGCTCAAGTTTCGGAAGGTCGTAATCGATGATCACTCCGTCGTTGCTTCAACAGGCCATTACTTTTCGGGAGGTAATGGATCAACCTCTCAACACCTCTGATGAGAATGTTCACGAACTTCAAGCAACTCTAATCAACGAGGAGTACAAGGAGTGGCGTGATGCGTTTGAAGATGAGCTGAGTGTCCCAAAGGTTGATCAATTGAAGGAGCTGGCCGATCTTGTGTTCGTCTGCTACCAGTATGCTGCTGCTCGTGGGTGGAATCTGGACGTGGCCATGCGTCGAGTGTTTGAAAGCAATATGTCCAAGCTGGTCGATGGCAAACCCCTACGTCGAGCAGATGGTAAAGTACTGAAGGGACCTAACTACTATCCACCTATCCTTGACGATCTAGTATGACCAACTTTGCTGACCTGGGAGACCTCCCTAAAACTATCGCCCGGACCGGTCGCGTTCAATCGTGGATCGACAATCCGGAATCGCGCCTTCCCGTCAGTTGCACCGTCTTTGTAGTAGAAGACAGCATGGAGGGTCCCGAGGGTATTGAAGCCTCCTGGCGTTTTGTTTCCCACGCTCTCCGTAATGGTGCTGGTGTTGCGGTCCACCTTTCTAAACTCCGTCCGTTGGGCCACGACAATGGTCACGGCCTTACCGCCTCTGGTCCTGTTTCTTTTGCTCGCATCTACTCGGCTCTTAATGAAACACTTCGAAGGGGAGGATTCTACAAGAATGGGGCTGTGGTATGCCATCTTGACTATACTCATCCCGATGCTATTGATTTCATCCGTGCCAGTCGTTCGGATCTGGCTTGGGTAAAGCGTTGCCTTAATGTTGATAGTCACTTTTTGGAGGATGCTTCTCCAGAACTGATTGCAGCTACCCTTGATGGTATCAAGAAGGGTGACATCTGGTTGAATAAAATTCGTCGTGATGCCTACGGTAAGCGCATCTACGGAAATGTATGCCTTGAGGTCTACCTCCCCAGCCGTGGTACTTGCCTCCTACAACATATCAATCTTGGTGCCTGCGACATTGATGAGCTGGTGCCAGCATTTACCGAGGGCATGTCGTCCCTGGTAGCACTTCATGCTAAGACGGGAGTTGGAGATACTGGAGAATATCTGCCTCCTGAAACTGACCGACAAGTAGGACTTGGTGTTTTGGGCCTGGCTAACTTCCTTGCCTATCACAAAGTCACCTACAAACAATTTGGTCAGGCTTTAGATGATTACTTCGCACACGCATCACAAAATTCCCCCGCCGATGTACTCGTTGGGGAACTTGCCAAGGCCGTTGAAGCAGCAGCACAGATCGCCCGCCACGCCAAGATGGACAGGGCGTTCGCTATTGCTCCTACCGCTTCTTGCAGCTACAGCAACATCGATCTTAGGGGCTTCACTGCCACTCCAGAGTTGGCTCCTCCTATTAGCCGTCACGTCGATCGTGATTCGGGAACGTTTGGGGTTCAGTCATACGATTACCCTGACGACTGCGAAATTGCTGCGGAAGTTGGTTGGGATAACTACACGCGGGTAGTTGATGGAATAGTGCGACTCTTCCAACATACACTGCTGTTCCATGGGTACTCGTTCAACAGCTGGAGCGATGTAGTAACCTACGACACAGCCTTCCTCAAGGAGTGGCTGGACTCACCCCAAACATCTCTCTACTATGCTCTTCAGGTGATGCCTGATACGCAGGCCAAGGACGATGCTCTGGCTGCACTAAATGATGATTTCAAAGATCTCTTTAACTTTGAAACAGACATTGATCCGGATTGTGGCTGCCCGAAAGTTCAGCCCGACAATGAACCTTGTATTCCTTGCGGAGAATGAACCCCACACTATCGCCCTATGATCAAGTCATCAGCCGCAAACGCAAGTGGACTCCAGTTGCTGTTCAGAAAGGCAAGCTAGTTGATGGTGCCGAAGACGCGATCTACCGTGCCCTTGGTCTACGCCACCTCGAACTGCCTGTTAGAGAATTCCTACAGCAGGGGCTGGAAAAGGAGCTACCTAATACTCCTGGTGTACGTCAAGCTCTGCTATCTAATCAGTTGGATGAAGAGCGTCACGACCAAGCTCTTAACTATGTTGTTGCGGCTCACGGCTCCAACGATAAGTTCGAAGCTGAAGCCAAGCACATCCTCAAGGCATGGCTCGACGCACCAGAACATCCCCTCTTGAAAGCCGCCATCCTTGAACGTAGTGTCTTCTTCGTCATCCTTCCCTTCTTCCGATTCACGGGAGACATCGGCATCCGCACCACAGCAGCAGACATCAGTCGAGACGAACAAACCCATGTCGCGGTCCACTCGATGGTCTGCTCCGAGCTGGGCCTCAAGTCCACATCAGGCCTCAATCGACTTCGTAGAGCGACTGTTGGATGGGTAGTGGATGGACTGTCCTCGTCTGAGAATAAGTATCTGGACAAGGACTTCTGGTTGAACCAATCTGATTCCTTGTATGAACGGGGTAAGGCACCCGGCCTATCCGATACCAAACGTGCCAGGATGCCAGCATTCTTTGAGGCATCTAACACTGACCTCCCTCAGTATGGCTGACAACTACTTAGATCCAGACCTGCTTCCCCTGACCCGTGTGGTTGGGGGGAGTATTTCTCTTAAGAACCTCATTGCTGAACTCGATGAGATGTATCCAGACAACTACCCAGACCACGAGATGACAGCGTGGGAATCCGGTAGGATGGCTGGATGTATTGAAATCATCCGTTACCTCAAATCAAAGGTGTAATTATGTGCTTCCAGGCTCCTTCCCCACCGCCCATGCCGGAGATGCCTCCGTATCCGGAGATGCCACCGCCGCCTCCACCGGCCCCTACCCCGGTTACTGGCCCTATGGCAGGTGGTTCAACCGCCCCCACTACGATCCGTCCCTCCAAGAGCCAGCGTGCTTCCAGCCAGAGTGCTGCCGCTCGTGGCCCAGGTCGGCTTCGTATTCCCACCGCTTCGGCTTCCACTGCTGGTGCCGCAGCAAGTTCTGCTCCGGAGACTTCCGGTGGCAGCATCAACCTCAACATTGGTAAGTAACAATGGAATCCTCGTCTGCCGCTTCCCGATACGCAAAACTGGCAAGTGACCGGACGATCTTCCTCGATACCGCCAGGGACTGTGCAGCTCTAAGTCTTCCATATCTCCTCACCCCAACGGGTCTGGTGAATGGGCAGAAGCTTCCTACCCCCTGGCAATCTATCGGAGCCAAAGGCGTTAACGTCATGGCCTCGAAGCTGATGCTTAGCCTGTTTCCAGTAACAGCTACGTTCTTCAAGCTTCAGATCAACGACGGAAAGCTGGCCTCGAATCCAGATCTTGATGCTACAATCAAATCAGAGATTGATTTGAGCCTCTCCAAAATGGAGCGGGTAGTCATGCAAAACATTGCCGAATCACAGGACCGTGTTGTCCTCCACCAGGCAATGAAGCATCTGATTGTAACCGGGAATGTCCTGGTATACATGGGTTCGAAGGGTGTGAAGTTGTATCCTCTTGACCGTTTTGTGGTCGTCCGTGATGGAGAGGGTCAACCCACAGAGATCCTTACGGTTGAATCTATTGATCGACAGTTCCTTCCAGAACAATTCCAACACGAAGAGAAAGTAGTCAATCATACTGGCGACAATGCCTCTACCCCTAGCATCGACGTAAATGTTGGTGAAGGCGAGGCTGCTGTTTATACCTGGGCTAAGCTCAAGGATGGGCAGTGGCGCTGGCGGCAAGAAGTAGATGGAGAGGTGGTGCCTGAATCCGAAGGCAAGGCCCCCAAATCAACTAGCCCCTGGCTTCCCCTGCGGTTCAACGTAGTGGATGGTGAGGACTATGGTCGTGGTAGGATTGAAGAGTACCTCGGAGATCTTAAGTCCCTCGAAGGTCTGATGCAGGCCATGGTTGAGGGCTCTGCCGCTGCTGCTAAGGTAGTCTTTCTGGTATCCCCTTCTGCTACCGTTAAACCTTCAACGCTGGCAAAGGCTGGCAACGGTGCTATCATTCAAGGTAGGGCCGAAGATGTTACGGCTGTTCAGGTTCAGAAGCAGGCCGACTTCGCGTCTGCCTACCAGATGATCACCCAGTTGGTACAACGACTGAGTGAAGCATTCCTTATTCTTACTGTGAGGCAGAGTGAACGCACTACTGCTGAAGAAATTCGCGCCACCCAACAGGAACTCAACGAACAGCTTGGGGGAATTTATGGGAATCTGACAGCCGAACTACTTCGTCCCTACCTCCAACGTAAGCTATTCACTCTTCAACGTTCGGGTGATCTGCCTAAGCTGCCCAAGGGGGTTGTTTATCCAACCGTCATTGCGGGCATCGAAGGCATTGGCCGTGGTCAAGATCGTGAAAGTCTCATGATGTTCTTGAGCACAATCAGCCAATCCATGGGTCCAGAAATGATGATGACGTTTATCAATCCAGAGGAAGCAATCAAGCGATTGGCTGCTGC